CCGGACTGCACAGCCGGGACAATACGGCTAGGGATCGTGCCGTAATTATACGCAATGGATGTAAGTGACGCCCGCACGTTTTCCGGCAGGCGCGACCAGTTTTCTTCGCCGACTTTAGCCGCTGCTTTTGGCACAAATTCCGTCTGAATACGGCGCTGAAGATCGCGTTCGGCGTCCTCACGGCTAACCGACATGCCAGGCTTGATGCGTTCAACCGAACCGTCCGAACGCGTGACCGTATCGCTGCCGTAACCCGCGCGGTAAGCATTCACATCATACTTAGGCTTCTCAATGTAGCCTTCGCGCTCTTTGATTAGGTTAGTAGTCAGATCGCCGCCAGTAAACGCGCCGGCCTGACCCCGACCGCCGCCAACAGGCAACAATGGGACAGGCGCAGCGCCTTGCGGCGTGACGCTTAAAAGTTCGCCGCCAACTTCTTTAAGTTCCGGTTTAGGCGCGCTAACAAGGCCGCCAATCGGCGCAGCCGCGCCGCCGCCAAACTCAGGATAACGCATAGTCTGCGTTTCACCCGACGGCAGCAACACGTCTTTAGTCGTTTGTTTATATTGCTGTTCCGGTGTCAACAGCACCATTCGGCGCGTATCAGCGTCCCATTTGCGCTTAGACAGCACATCGTATTCAGACGGGAAAATGTCCTTAAACTCGCCAATCGTTTTGAGATAGGCTTCCTGATCGCCTTCAGGAACGGCGCTCAAACGAGACATAGCAAGTGAACGAATTTTTTCATTAAGCTCTTGTAACTTGGCCTTGGCGTTAAGCGCCGATTCCTCTTCCTGCCGTTGCGCCGCACGGCCTTGCAGCTCCATGGTCTGCGCAGCTTTGGCGGCCTGAAGTTCTTGCTGCTGAAGCGCGCGCCCCTGCGCATACGCGCCAAGCAAGTTGACGTTAGGAGCCTGAAACTCAGGAAGCGGCTGATACTGAATAGCCATTACTTAGTTCCATACATAGATTGATTATAGGACCGAGGGAAAGGACTGCCGAAACCGCCACCTAGCGCCATAGCGCCAGCTTGAATGCCCTGCCCCGCCAGATTAGCCAACAGATTAGTCGGCCCCATCGCGCCCTGCGCGTAAATCGAACCAATATTCGCCGCGCCTTGGCCAAGCCCCTGACCAAGATTGCCGTAGATATTGGCGAGTTGGTTAGCGCCGCCGGTGTAGACGTTCGCTAGGTTAGTGCCGGTCGAGCCGTAGAGATTGGCCAGATTACCAGCGGTGCCGGTATAGACATTCGCCGTGTTAGCGCCCGTTTGGCCAGCCAAACCTGACGCCACGTTGGCCGCGCCTGCGCCGGTGCTGGCCAAATTCTGAAGACCTTGGATCGCCTGCGCGCGATTAGCCATGAATCGCGCATAAGCATTCTGGTATTCTTGGCTGGCCATGTCCTGACCAAACTGCGTCGCGGCTTTTAGCGCCGCGCCAGACCCGCGCATACCGGATGCGCCAAGACCCGAACTGAGCGCCCGCTGGCCTTGCTGAATCCGGAACGCATAGCCGGGGTCCATCTGAAGCTGTTCAAGGGTTGGCTGCTGCGTATACGCGCCGCCTTGACCAAACAGCGCCGCAAGCTGATTCGTCGCACCAGTGCCAGCGCCCATGTAGGGCTGCTGAAATCCGACACCCTGACCGTAATAATTCTCTAAGCCGCCAAGAGCGCCAGTCTGACCTGCCTGTAGTGCGCTTGCACCCTGCTGCTGCCCTTGTTGAAGCGCCGCTGCGGCCTGCTGTTGCCCCTGCTGAATAGCCTGCTGCTGTTGCTGGGCTGCGATGGCCTGAAGCGTCATCGCTTGCTGGGTGCCTCCGGCAGCGGCATTAGCGGCGGATTGAAAGCCCATATCAGTTCTCTCTTGCTACGGTTCCATCCGGCTGGCGGGTGAAACCCAGTCTTTCCAGTATACCATACATGAAATCATGCCCGTCCGCGACTTTTGTATACCGCATGTCAGACAGAATTTCCCTCAATAACCCTTTTGTCGCCCAGCGTCGCCGCCACTTAGGCAGGATTGACACATGAGTTTCGCCGTCTCGTTTGAATATAGCGCCTATTGGCTCCTGTTCTCTAAGCAAAACAGATACTTGCCAATCCGCCGCTATATCCGCATAATCCTTAAACTCGATAGGTTGCGCCCAGTCCGTAGCAGCGTAACCTATCAATAACCCAAGATCTCTGTTGTCGACAATCCTCGTCGTCATGTTTTAATGATATAGAGGACAGCGTAGTTGTCTGGCCGCGTCTCAGCTCCCCCCGACGCGGCATTTGACAGGCTTATGCCTGCCCCATTAACAGACGTAAGACCGCCTATATTTGCCCCGGCGGTATTAAGATTTTCCATGCGCCCAATGGTGCCTGCTGTGCCTGTGGCAAAAGCCGATGAAATTCCGTAAACTGAATGCTGATGCCCAGGATCAGATAATGAATTACTATGCGTATGGCTGGCATAAGCTTCAGCTTGGAACGATCCGACTGAACGCGGGCTGGACGGATCAAGCGCGCTAGTGCCAGAGCCACGCAAAAATGCACCGCGAAGATCAGGCACGTTAAATGTCGTGCTGCCGTCGCCGCTGCCCCAAGTCGTGCCAATAGCAGCAAAAAGAGTGGCGTAGGTCGTTCGAGAAACAGCCGAACCATTACAAGTCAAAAAGCCTGTCGGAGCCGCCGCGCCAGCAAATGCCATGATGACGCCGGCCGGAGCGCCGGTCAGACCGTCAACATATCCTTTAGTCGCAGCCTGAAGTGTGGTCGTCGGAGCCGCCGGTAAGACGACTGGAATTGTCGTGGTTACGTCGGTAGAATTGGCGGTTATGACAGTTCCGCCGTTTACCTTAACGACTAGATTGCGGTCATCTTTCACGTCAATAGTCGAATTAGTGGCGTCAGCCGAGATTACCGTGCGTGCCGTGCCGCTGGCCGAGAACTGGATCTTACCATTGTTATCAATGTCAAGCGCTTCGGCGGGGGCGACCGTGCCAAGCCCGACATAGCCAGAGGCGTTAATGACAAAAGGTGTCGAGTCAGGGTCGGCGCTATCTTGAACCGTCAGCGCGTTGCCGGTGCCGGTCTGCGTGATCTTGAGCGCCGGGCCAGCCGAGTCGGTTGACACCGTGACGTTGCCGGAAAGAACTGGGGACAGCGAGGTCGTCGGGGCCGAAATATTATCGACCGTCCAGATCTCGACATCAGTAGAGTCGGTCAATTTGAACTTATACGTCGCCTCGCCAAGCCAGACATTCGCCTCGCCGCGCGCGTCAAGAATGACCGGATTGCTGTTAGGCGTAGCGCCTGTCGAGTCGGTATAAGTCGCCTGCGGCGTCGTCGTGCCGGCGATGTATGAATAAAGTTTACCGCCAGACAAAGGAGCGCCAGCGGCGTCAATAAACTGCGTTTTGGGTGTGGGCGTTACGACGGCCATTTATCCACCTACGATACTAGTAACGGTCAGAATGACCGAAGGAATGGCGGGGATATTCCCCGATGCAGTAGTGGCCAATATTGAGACGTTCGTATTCGTCGTTTCCCAATACAGCTCGAAATAATTGCCTGCGGTTAGACTTACCACGAAATTCCACGCGGCGACATAGGCGTTACTAGCCCCCGATAATGTAATCTTCGTGGCCGAATCGGGCACATTCGTGCCATTGACGCTCAACCATATGTGAACATCTTTAGAGTTGGAATTAGTGCTAACGAATTGCGCCGAGAATTGTATGTTATAAGTGCCTGTATTGTCTACATAAACACGCGAAGTAGGCGTTCCTATATAGACACCATACTGTAATGGGCCGTCATTAATCTTAGATGCGACGCTGTTTAACGTCATGGCATAGGCTGTATTAGCCGCCGCCGCCGTTTGTGTGGTTGTATCGTAATATGATCCATAACGTCGGCCGTTTTCAACCGATACATACATATTATAGAACCAGCGATACCATTCGCGAGTAACGTAATCTGTCACTTTGTCCCAGATCGGGACACGCGCCGCCGGAATAAGAGTATTGTTATCAGGCATTTGTTTGATCCATTATGAGTTCCGCCCCCATAATGGCGATCTTAACTGGGTCTGTACCTGACACCTCATACACGCGGTCGCGCAATTTCATGGTCATGCCAAGCCGTCGCCAGATCGTGCGATAGCCGGTCTGACCGACTTGGCCCATAGATTTCCAGTGCTCATTCGACCACGTATGCCCGCCATCATCTGACCAGCGCAACATGACCTGTGAGCCCGCGCCCACAGTTATCACATAGTCTTGATAGTTGCGTATGCGAAGAGGACTACCAGCACGGTCAAAAATAAACTGATTTTGTCGGTCGTAGATATACGTAATTTCATTGTATTCTTCTTGCGTATAGCCTTCCAAGCCAACGCCGGCTTCGCAATCAAGCTGAAGACTATGCTGCGTCGTGCGCTTCAGATCGTTTGCGCTGGTAGGCAATGCGCGCCAGGACCGTAGCCATTTTTGCGTCGAACCGGCCTCTGTGTAAACAGTCGGATCGTAAGCATATATACCACCGCCAACGTAATCGCCGATGACAATTTCGTTGTTAAAATTCATCTGGCAGTTGCCGCGATGGCGCGTGTATTGATTATTATCCCATCCGGCGCGCTCATGCCATGCACCGGTCGCCACGTCGTAAACCCACGTCGTATTGGCGGTTGGGAAATTCAGCACATAGAAGCTATGGCCGTCTTGCTGGTAGGTGTAGGCCACGGCGTCCGAGAGAGTGGCATATTGCTGGATCTGCCACTCGACAGCGTGCGTCGACACGCGCTCGCCGGAATAGCCTTTTGAGCGATAGACGATACCGTTGCCGCGCGCATCAGCGCCTAGCCAGAACAGGCCATTATCTAGCTTGGCCACGGAATAAGCGGCAAGACAGCCAATTTCGTTAAACGCGCCTTGAACGCGAGCAAGCGGAAAGTCCGGCGTGCCAGCGTTATACCAGACCTCGACAGAGTTCTGGCCAAACAGCCAAACCTCGCGGTGGTCTACGATCAAAGTGACAAGATTGTCCGGCGATCCTTCAGCGCTCGCAAAATCAAGCGCGTCAATCGACAAGCCGTTATACGAAGCCGTCACCCAGAACTTTTGGCTGTTAGGCTCGTTAAAAACAAAATAACCATCAAGAAAGCCAACGCCGACAGCGCCGTAAAAATCGGGGTCTGTGATCTCGCTGAAAAAAGGCGTGAACGCTAACGTGACGCCAACAGCCGTAGCCGTGGCGTTAGCTGACAGTTCAAACGTCGTGCCGTCCGTTATACTGAGGACAGTCGTTCCTGATGGGATACCGGAGCCCGATACGGGTTGACCAACCCAAATGTCAGACGTGTCCGTTGTCGTGACAGTGGCGTCGCCGTTTGTAGTCGAACAGGTCAGCTCAATATCTGTGTCATTGTAAATGTAGCCGTTAGCGCCGGCAGCTATGAATAGCTGCGTGCCATTGTCGACCATATTGACGTTGCTTGCGCCGGCAACGGTGCCAAGTTCGTGGTACGACCAATCTGTGTCAACGCGGTATAGTCTAGTGCCCGCGACCGCATAGCCGTAGCCGCCATATTGCCAAAGCCCGCGAACTGGGCCAGTTGGAAACACGGCGAGCTGCCGCAATCCTGGCGCACGT